ACTGTCGCCACTGCACCCGCATGTGCACCCCTGAACAGGAGCCGCCAATCTTTCAGTGTACTGGTACCTACCACCCTTGCTGTGGGGCATCGGTTTGCCATCTGCTTTATGTTTAGGTTGGAGCCGTAAGCAATGTAAAGTTTTTTATCCATTATTCTTTGTATCCTCCTTCTTGAGCTTAGACTTCTCGGGCGATTCAGGCCGCCCGAAATCGCCATGCCGCCGACCCGTTCAAGTGCGCTGTCAGGTGTTCGCGGCAGTTTGCAAACTCCTCTCCGATAAAGCCAATGCGGTTTAAGTAAGTCCGCATGGCGAACTTTTCGTTCTCTGTCTGCGGCTTCTTCGCTGATGCACATTTTTGCGTAAGCGCCTGATGGTTAAGGGCTAAGGCTAAAACCACATAGCTTCTTATTTTGCCAGCATGAAGCTCACTGTTAAATCCCCTAAGCTCTACTGTGTGATTACCGGTGAAAAAGCTGTGTAGATTCAGGAAGTGGTAGCGGCTGTTGTGATAATGCTTGTCGCGGCTCTCGCTGTAGCCTTCGTACCAAATCTCCTCAATTGCTCGCATGGTCTTAGGCTTGCGACGGTTCATTTTGTCGACCAGTATGCTGTCCATCTTCTTGCAATAGTTCATCCTCTCCGGCGCAATCTGAAGTGCCTTGTAAAAAAGGTCATTCTTGCTGGCGATGATGTTAATAAAGTTTCGGATGCTCCTTGGTGTGTGGTTGGAACCGTCAAGGTGAATGTGTATGCCGCAGGAGGCATTTGCAAAAGCCCCTGCTTTACGCAACCGTCTGACTAATTCCTGCAGGCATTCTATGTCCTCCCGGTAGGTAAGGATGGGGCTGACAAGCTCCACACTATATTCGCGAGTAGCCGCTACCTTTTGACGGCCGCTTCGCTTTTGGCAGGAGATACTTCCATCGCTCATAAGCTTCCAGACCCGTCCGTCTGGCGCTATGACCTTCTTGGTGTCGTAGTAGTCGCCCGTGCTGTTGATCGTCCCTCCAAGGTATTCAGCGGTGACTCTTGCTGCTTCATTTCTTGTAATACCTGTAAATTCGATTTCAATTCCAAATCTGCTTGTTAACACTGTGTTTTCCTCCTGTGCTGTATGCTTTGTGCCCTTCGGCATGTACATATATCACTCTAAAAGGCTTATATAGCAAGCGATATTCAAGAGAAAAAACACACAAATATATGGGTGGGTAGGCCACACTAAGCTTAATACCTTACAGCTTTTTCACTAAGTCCTCACCATACACGACACCAAGGCTTGAACCTCTATCCCAAGTACAGAATATCGTACCCGTATCATCCACGAAGTCCACAGTACCTTTGTCGCCAGGTCTCAATTTGGAGTACTGGTCATTCATCCGTACCAACTCAACACGAGTTCCAGCCGGGTATTGCTTTCGGAGCCTCTCCACGGTCTCCTTCGAAGGGAACTTATTCATGATCTGTTACCTCCGTCACTTTTGCTTGGGCACCATTCTTGAAGGCACTATTGCCTGACAGGTTTCTGAGTAGGATTTTACGTGCTGTTTTATACTCGTCGCCCACAAAGCCTAATCTTATAAGGAACACTCGAAAAGCAAACTTCTCATTCTCAACAGGCTTATCCTTTGCAGTCACGCGGTGCTGCTCTTTTGCAGCTGCACAGAGGGCACCAATGAAGCGAGAATAAGCAGAAACCTCCTCAGGCTCTATCCCAAAGCGGAACCATGGAAACCTGAGCGTTGTCTCCGTCCGTTCTATAGGTAGCGTCTCGGCTCCGATTGCCTTTTTAATGAGTGAAGCCTTGCTTGCGATGAGCCGCTCCAGATTCTCAAGCGCTGCATCAGTAAACCCATCCAGTGGCATTTCTATCGTAAGCGTGTCACACAGTTCATCGGCGCCTACTTCGTCACCTTCGAAGGTAAAGCCGAGCTCCAAAAGTTTTTTCAGTAAATTCTGGATGGTAATCTCGTCCGTGCGATCATCCCATGAAAGAGCACCATCCTTGCTGATAGTGATATTGTCTACAACATAGGCAAAGCTCGGTGCACCTTTATAAACAGGCTCATAGCCGAGGGCTTCTCCTATTGCCTTGACGAGTGCTTTTCTTGCCTCGCCGGTTACATTGAATCTTGCTTCCATTTTCGTTAGCCTCCTTAGCTTTTTGGTGACTACATATATCACTCTAAAGCTGTGGAATAGCAAGTAATATTGAGCAGGAATAAATGTGCATCAAGCTGATTCAACCTCGCTGAAAGCCATCTTCACACCGTCCCGAATGAGAAACACATTATCCTTGCTACCAACCTGCTCGATATATCGTTTTACGATTACATCACAGAACTTCTCATCCAGTTCTACTGTATAGCAAATCCGCTTAGTCTGCTCGCAAGCGATAAGCGTACTACCCGAACCACCGAATGGATCAAGTACGATGCAACCCGTCATGCTGGAATTTAGGATAGGGTAGGCCACTAGCGGTACCGGCTTCATCGTGGGATGGTCAGCATTCTTCTTGGGCTTGTCAAACTCCCAGATGGTTGACTGCTTGCGGTCAGAATACCAGGCGTGCTTGCCGTTTTTCTTCCAGCCGAACAGGATCGGCTCATGTTGCCATTGATACGGTGAGCGCCCAAGCACCAGCGATTGCTTCTTCCAAATACATGTGCCGGAAAGATAAAACCCAGTGGCGTCAAAAGCCCGACGGAAGTTCAAACCTTCAGTATCTGCGTGGAACACATAAATAGATGCGTCCTTCGCCATCGCTTTTTCAGTGAGGGTAAACGCGTCTAAAAGGAACTGATAGAACTTCTCATCGGCCATATTATCATTCTTGATCTTTCCGGCTGTGCCTTCGTAGTTGACATTGTACGGAGGATCGGTCACCGTAAGGTTTGCCAACTTTCCATCCATGAGCAGATTGAAGGTCTCAGCCTTCGTGCTGTCTCCACACACGAGACGGTGCTGTCCAAGCAGCCATAGATCACCCAGCTTCGTAATAGCAGGTTTTGAAAGTTCTTCGTCCACATCAAAGTTATCGTCTTTGACATCATCGATACCGCCCAACAGCTTATTTAACTCTGCATCGTCAAAGCCCAAGAGCGACAGATCAAAATCAACGCCCTGCAATTCAGAAAGCTCTATTGATAACATCTCGGTATCCCAGCCTGCGTTCAATGCAAGGCGGTTGTCAGCGATTATGTATGCTCGCTTCTGTGCTTCTGTCAAATGCTCGGCGAATACACAGGGAACTTCGGTGATACCTTCTTCTTTAGCTGCAAGGACACGGCCGTGCCCTGCGATTATATTTAAGTCTTTATCCACAATGACCGGATTGACGAAACCAAACTCCCGCAGGCTCGCACGAAGCTGGAGTATCTGTTCTTTGCTATGTGTACGAGCATTCCTGGCATATGGCACCAGCTTATCAATATTTACTTTTTCTAATCGTTCAGTTGTATTCACAATCTTCTACCGTCCTCTCCTACCTGAAAGCAGAGCTTCCATAATATCGTCCTGCGGATTGCCAATGAAAGCCGTGGTACAGTTTTGCTTAACTATGTCAAAAATCTCATACCAGAGCAGGTTTGCCTGTTTTTGAAATGACTGGCTCATTTGCACGAACGGACTGGCAATCGCACCTCCTGTTGTTGGGTGCTTTCCTAAAAGACCGTAAGTGCTTATTGCTTCTTCACACTGGATGTATCGTGTAAACGACTGCGCATAGGCTTCGACAAGTCTGGGATTTACGAATTTTTCACAGCCACGTTCCTTGAGCCATTTCCATGTTTCAACAAACAGGACATCAGCACCCAGTGGTTTACCATCTTTCTGCCGTGCGCTGAGGTATTCACTCGGCGTCGGCATATCTTCACCATTCAAGTCTGCTGTGTCGTCCAGTTCGCTTGCTTCAAGCATGGATTCTGGCTTAAACTCTGGCGCCTCCAAAATCCGTGCGGCTTTACCTGCTGCGATCTTTTCCGCAAGAGGTTGTGGTTTGTCCCCGGCGCGCACGCGGCGTCCACCTCTATTTGTACCGTCTTTTGCCACGTGCCTTCACCTCCTTGCTGTGGCAGGGTTTAATACCCCGTTTGAACCTGAATTTTTTCGCGCGTGACCCCACGCCCGTTGCACGATAAAAAAGTCACAGAGATTTTGACCGCCCCTCGTCAAATCGAAAATCTACTTGATATCTTCTTGATTTCTATATTGACAAACCGAAGCATTTTGATATAATAGATAACAAGAAGATAACAACTTCATAACTAACTTTTTATTTTATCGTCGGATATGCCGACAGAAAGGAGTAACAATGAATACATGGTTGATCCGTCCCGTCCCTCACGGCACTAACAGGCTCCAAGAGTTCCGCAGCCGTAACATCATTGCAATAGGCTGGCCCGATATTGGAAACCTTACCGGGCAATCGCGCGAAAGCATTAAAACTCTGCTTGCATCTCCTCCGAACAACTATACTGGACTAGAGCTAGGGAATGCCTACGCTACCATTGACATCTTTGTAAATCGAATCAACACGGGTGACATTGTTCTTGTTCCAAATGGTGACGACATTTACTTTGCCGAGGTAACAAGCGGCTACATCTTCGATGCCACTGTTGTCGCCGATGGATACCCTCACCAGCGTCGGGTCAGATGGCTCGCAGATACCTCTAGAGGATCTCTCTCAAAAGAACTGCGTTCTTCGCTTAAGGTACATCGCACCACCGCAGACCTGTCAAAACATGCCACCGAGATAGTAGCCCTTGCAACAGGCAATCCGATACCAGTGACAGCTACTATTGACGTCAGTTATCCACTTCGACCAGATTTTAATGTTGACTTCAAGATACCTGCTGATATCACAAAAAACGAAGCCGACCGGCTAAGTACTTATCTACGTTCCCTCTATTACTCAGAATAGGCTTCATCGCATTAAGGCTGGGGATATCTCCCTAGCCTTTTCCATCTTCCACCTTCTCGTGCAGTGATCTCAGAGTGACAAGAAGTACACAAAGACATAAGATTACTCGTTTCATTTGTTCCGCCACAGGATAATGGCTTGATGTGGTGTACTTCCTCAGCAGGGGTAATCCGACCTTGCTTCTCACAACGCTCACAGAGAGGGTGAGCAGATATATATCGGTCACGGATACGCTTCCATGTCCGGTTGTACCGCTTCCTCACAGCGGGGTCGCGGTCGTAGCGTTCGTAACGCCTAGCTTCCTGCTTGGCATGTTCATCACAGAACCTACCATCCGTCAGCTTGGGGCAGCCGGGATGAGAACAAGGACGCTTGGGTTTAAAAGGCAATGGAATCACCTCGTTTTGGGCATGCAAAAAGCCCTCGCAGTTTTCCGCGAAGGCTTCTGATACAACTTTCGATACTATTATAATACAACGTTCTTAAGCAAACACTCCCTCAGAATTCCCTCATTTTTATGAGTGCTTCTTGCAGTAGGCTTCAACCTTATCTGCGAAGGCTCCAGGAATCTTCTCCCTCCAGTAAGGAACAGATGCCATTAG